CCTGATACTTTTACCCACATTGATAAAGAAGCAGTTGTTAAAGCAGTAGTTTTTGTTGTTTCTATGTAATCGTCTATTCCGTCAAATGCTAACGAATATGTGTTGTTGAATGAAGGTGGTAATGGTCCTACTCGTCCGCTCATAATCCAAACCTCCCTTTTAATGTATTATAGTTTTGTAAAATTTCTTCTTCTGATAAAGCCCTATTGTAACAATTAACTAAATAAATGTTACCAAGCATAGGTAAAGGAGCACCAATATTACTTCTTCTTCCAATAAAAAAGTCATCTGGAGATATTATTGAATTAAATCCTGTAATAGAGTTAGTAGTATAACTTCCACCAAAATTACCATCATCCCAATTATTATTACTACCATTTAAATAACCTTTTATTGTATTATCAGTTCGGTTAATAACTAAACTAACCATATAAATTTGGTTTTCATTTATAGGTATATATTGACCAGCTCTTTGACTTAAACCATTATTCCCATTACATCTAATTTCTATTACCCCATTTACATCTCCATAAAATATCGCCCAACCAATTAAATTAGATGAACTACTTCCTTTAGTTGAGATTACATTAGTTGTTAAGGTAGTAGGGTCTATTTTAAAAAATATATTACAAGTAAAACTATTTAATTCAGGGTTTATGGATGTTAGATCCCCAAATGTTATATAATCATCAACACCATCAAATACCCAAGTTCCTTGATTGTCTGTGGAAAAACCTGTATTGTTTATTAAATTTCCAATTTCATCTGTGTTAGTTAGATTATTTGTTGTAGTACTACCACTTACATATGATTTTGGATTAGCAGCATCTACATAAAATATTAACCCTTCAGTTACTATTTTTGGTCCTCTTTGTAACGACATAACATTATATTGATCTTATAGTTGTTTTAATTTTCCATCCTTCAGTATCTGTTACTGAAATAAGTTGGGCTTGTGATTGTGAAATTTCTACATTAAATGTAACTCCTGTTGTTGATCCTATATCGGTTGTAGTATTTTCTGTGTAAACTAAATTTCCTCCATTCCATATTGACATTATGTTTCCTGCTCGTGCATTTGATGCGGATGTTACCGTGTAATCAAAGAATACACCGTCATATGAACTAGTACTTAGTGAATATATAGACTGTGAGGTAGTTAATGATGTTGCATTTATAATCGCAGTAGTGTATAATGAACGAGGGTCTGCTCCTATTAAAGTTCTACCATCTGAAAATACTTCAAATTGAGGTAAACCTGAAATATTATTTACAACTAGTAATGAACCTGATAATTGATCATCTATAGCAAATAATTCTCCTAAACTACCTTGTATACTAAATACTGTTGAGCCACTTCCAATTACTTCTAGGGGTTTGCTTGACCCTGATACTACTAAACTTCCTGTTATTACTGCTGAACCTGAAAATGGAAATGGTGTAGTTGAAATACCTGTTAATTGTGAACCATCACCTAAATATGTTCCAAAGGATGCTGTTGATGTTGCACTACCACTTAATATTGAATCTAAACCTGAACTACCTGTGGTCATGTAGAATATATTATTATTATTTAGTTCAAATATAATATCATTAGTACCTATGGTAATTGTATCACTAGTTCCTCCTCTACTTCCTAATACTAAATCTTGATCAGTATGACTCATTACTTCACCTGCTACTTGAAGGGGTTTATTGAAATAATATTTAGCTCTATCTGTATAGAAATGGGAGAAACTAGCATTTTGAGGACCAATCTCTACATAACCCGCATTTGAATATACTTTTAAAACTTTAATAGATGTATCAGAATCTGCACCTATATTTACTTGTGAATTTACACCTGGGGAAGTAGGTGTTGATGATAAATTTATTATTCCACTATTTACACTTAATGACCCTGTTAAGTTTAATGACCCTGATATAAGAGCAGATCCTGTATAAGGAAATGGATCTGTTACTATTCCTGTTAAATTAGAACCATCACCTTGAAATGATCCTGAAAATGAACCACTAAAATTTCCATCTCCACTTTGAGCAAATGATGCTGTTTCAGCGTAAGAAGAAGAAATAGAAGAACCTCCCCCATCTCCTGTATTTCCAAAAGCACTTACTGATACCTGATCTAAAAATCTAACATTTGCCATTTAATTTTTTTATTATAAATATTACCCAGTTGATATAGTTGGAACCCCTCCATTATTCCATAATACACCTGATACACCCGGATCGGATGTTGGTAAATCATTTAATGAAATTAAAGCAGGAGTTGCTGGTGATGATGGAAAAGAAACAGGTGGAGATGTTAAAGTTACACTTCCTCCTCCTTGAGTATCCCTACTTCTACCATCATCTGTAGTAGTTGGGTTTGCTTCATATCTATTTGGATCTGAAGTTGTTTCTATTTGAAAAATTACTTTGGATTTATCATTATATTTCTTTATAGCTTTAGTATCTTTCTGAACAACATCAGGGACTATATACCCATATGTTTTAATTTGAAATGTACTTCTAACTAATCTTTCTTGACTTTGTTGTAATTCAGTTACAATAGCAAAATTGTCTATACTAGCCCTAAATTTAAATCTTTCTGGGTTACCCCAATATGAATCAGAGGCATAATTTATTGCTTCAACTATTTTATTTAATTGTTCTACATAGTAGGTTTGGACTATACAACTATAGGTTATATTAACATAATCAGGAACAACATTAGCTATAAATTGTTTAGTAGGAATTCTATTGTTTAATAAATTAAAATTACTATAGAAATTTTTAGTATTATAAGATTTTTGCCAAGAAGTATATAAATTAGGATGGTTTGCATCTAATTTTCTTGATAATGTTCTGTTTTTTTCAATTGAATCTCTTTTAAACATTAAAATGGGATTCATTATAGCTCCTTTTTTATCTCTATAATAACCATCTTTTTGAACTGATTTCCATCTTTCAGGTGAACCATATATAATAGGAACTACTATTCTTTCTCCATTTTGTATTACATAAGGTCTAATAACATTATTAAAATAATACATTATAGATTCATCAATATCTTTTATACTAACTACAAATGGTTTAGTTTCATCATCTTTAAAAGACATTTTAGTTGACCTATTGAAAGGAACATTAGCTTCATTTGTTGGTGGAAATTGAGAACCTTCCTTAGCATCATTAGGGTTACCCATTTTAGCATCATAGGGTGTTTGTAATCCCTTTGATATCTCTTTTTGAGATTTAGGTACTGGTTTTCTATAATTTTTAGCCATTTATTCTTCCTTTCTCTAATTGTACTTTATCAACAGGGGTGTAATGAGTTTTACATATAATAGATAAATCACTACCAAAGTTTTGTAACCCTGGATTTATTGGGTTTTCTGCGTAATCATAATCAGGATCTTTGCCTACAAAATATTGATTTGCTACAATATCATCAACTTCATAATACCCACCATAATAGTAGATAATGTCGCCTACTTCAGGAACTAAATCAGCTCCAAAATAATCTCCTTGATCAAAGTCTTTATTAAAATCAAGATTTCTTTGTAGTAAATCATCACGTAAAAAACGAAAATCAATGTTTTGATAATATTGTACACCAAATTCATCATCTGGGTAGGATTGTGGTGATCTTTGAACTAAACAACTGAGGATAACACCCCTAAAATAATATTTGGATTCAGCAGCTTCTCCATAGATGTTGACTTTGGTTTCATCTAATTTAAATTTATAGTAAACACATTCCTGAGAGATAATGTTACCCATTAATTCTCTATTAACATGTCTAAATAGACTTATATCTCTTTGACCTCCAAATAACGCCATATTATCCTATATAAATTACTCTTGGAACTTTATTTAATTCTTTTTCTAAATAATCTCCTTCTAATGATTTTCTTTCTAATAATTTATCTCTTGATGTTTCATCAAAATAATTTCTTAATCTTTCTATTAAAGCTGCTCTATCAGCAGTAGCTGAAGATAATAAATCTTGTTGATTTAATGTTACTTCAGCATCAGGGATTGGAACTGTTGAGTATTTACCTCTAACATATCCTAACATTTCTTTAGCTATTGCTAAAGTCATTTCAAATATCCATTGTCTACCAATTGAGTTAATTGTGTTGTAATTTGGATTTTCAAATGGTACTTCAGAAACATTAGTAATAATATCATTTCCATTTGTGTATGGGTTATTCCTTTCTGATTTTTTTATATATTGAAAGAATAATTTTTGAACACTACCATTTGGAATAGGGAATATTTTTAATTGGTTATTTACTAATTCAAAGGAATAATTTGATCTTCTAATTGTATCATTAAATTCTATAGCTTGTATTGTTTGTAAATCATAATTTATAGGCATTAACAAGAAGTTAATAGCAGGTGAATAACTACCCCAACCAAATGAATCTAATAAATCAATCATTCCTGTTCCAGTACCTGCGTATGGATCAAAATATCTTGTAATAGCAGGAGGTGATTCATAAAATACCCTTTTAATTTCTATACCATCATTTGCTTTTAAATCAGCATTAGCAGCTGCCCAAGCATTCATGTCATATTCTTGTTTTCCATAAGTTAAATTTATAGAACCTGAATACCAAGTCACGTTACCTCCAACTCCAGCTTCAACACCATATTGTTCAGAAATTCTAACAACATTAGCTAAATTTGGTGATATTAATTGGAGATTAGCATCAATAGTAGATGAAGCTCCTTGTAATGATAAATAATTTTCTCTTACTTTATAAGCATATAATTCATTTCCATATATGGTAATTGCTTCCTCAAAAGCAGTATAAAATGAACCTGATTGTAATTCTACATCAGCTAAAGGATAACCTAAACGTCTAGCACAAAAGTCAGCTACTTTATCCGCATCTCTTTGGAAGTCTAATTGATGGTCATAAAAACCAAATGGGGTTTGCCCCACGGCAAAGGTTGATGATCCTGTCCAAATAGGTATATTCATAATATTTTAAATTAAGTGGTTGCTATAAAATACTCTACTTTAGCATCACTTCCAGATGGTTCTACTGAAACTGAGTCTATATTATCATAAGTAAATGTATTTGTTAAACTACCTGTTATTTCACTTGTAGAAAGCATAAATGTTCCTCCAGCTGCTAATGAAAAATTTAACAATTCAGAAGAAGAGGATACTTTTAAATTTATTGGTGTGGTTGTTGAATAATTTGATATTCTACCATATTTAAAACTACTTGAAGTAAATGTACCTGCTCCTGGGAGATTACTATATTTAAAAATAGTAGTTACACTGCCTGAAGGGATAGTAACTATCCTGTTATCAATATTTTCAATGTTGTTTATTGTAAGATTATAATCAGTTCCTCTCTCGGTACCTTCAAGTAAAACACGTTCTCTTATTAAAAGGGTGAAATCAGCCATAGTTTTGATTATAAATACTAAAAGATAAAATGGAAATAAAAAAGACCTGACTAAAAAGCCAGGTCTTAATTGAAATTATATTAAGAGTGTATCTTATACAGACGCTAATCCGCTAACAAATACTCTTCCATAAAATTCTGGTCTAATCATCTTCTTAGCATAACGCGTTAATAGACCTTTTCTTGGTGTGAAAGTGTCTGGATCGTATACTAATGGAGTCATAATCAATGGAATGTAAGGAGCAAATACAGCACCTGTTTCTAGGAACTGATTACCTCTATATCCCATAAGGATTGTACCTTCAGTCATATATGGGTTTTTATAAACATCATATCTGCTGTTCATTTGTCCCATTTTCTGGATACCGAATGCAAATTTACCTTTTGAAGCATCACCATCAGCGTTAGAAGCAAATCCTGGGATTGATTCTATGATAGTAGCAACTGAAGGAGAAATCATAGCAAAATTAGCACCACCCCTAAGAGTCTTTTGGTGAATTTTGTTAGATACTTTTTGCATTTTAGTTCCTAATGTTTGGAACCATTGTCCTTGAGTATTGAAGAAATTCAAGTTATCATATCCGTTTTGAGCGGCATTTAATGACTGATTGTTTTCTGCATTCCAGTATTCATCAGCAGCTGATGCATCTTGGATAAGCATATCAATAATTTCAAGATCAATTTCTAATGAAATGTATTCACTCATGAT